ACCCAAAACTGATCGAACAACTGCAAGGCGAATATGCTCGAGGCGAAATGGTTGGCACGCACCGGATCATGGGCGTGGACGTGCAGCGGGCACACTTGGTCTACGTGGTACTGGGCTTTTCGCCTGACGGTTTAATGCAAGTGATCGACCATGGCAACTTGCCGGCCTGGGCCGACATCGACACGGTGGTGGACACTTACGAAGTGGCCGCCGTTATCGTGGATAGTGGATTCGGTGAGCGGACACAGGAAACCTATGAAGCAATCTTTCATCGGCGCCGAACGTGGTGGGCGGCCAAGGGTTGGGACAAGCTGACGCAACCGCAGCGAATCAACCAGCTTGATCCGTTCACCGGAACCAACAAGGCGGGCCGGTTCAAGATCAGGCTACTGAACATCGACGTGACCGTGTGGCAAGGCGAACTGGCCCAGCGGCGAGCCGGCAAGATAGAGGGCTTTGAAGTCTACAAGGACGTTGATGCCGAGTTCGTACGCCAGTTCTTCGCCAAGTATCAGGTTGAGGAAACCGACAAGCGAGGCCGCAAGAAAGTGATTTGGAAAGTGCGCCGCCACCGTGACGATCACTTTTGGGACTGCTGCACTTACGCCCTGTGCCTTTCAAAGATCATGGGTTTCGGCCAGGTCAAGGAAGTGGTGGAGGAAAAGCAACCGGAGCCACCGCCGGTGAAGCCACCGCCATCATCCTTTTGGACTTGACCATGCGGCCATAGGTGATGGCGAAGCAGGTAGAAATAGACACGCGGAACTTTAACCGGATGGTGAAGGATTTGGCCTTTATAAAGGGCAAGGACTTAAGGACGGTCATTCGCGAGGAAGCCACCGCCATTTTGTCAAAATCGCTTCGCACCACGAAGGCGGCGCGTGTGGCCAAGATTAAATCGCAGGAAAAAAAGCTGCAGGAGTGGTTCCAAAAGCAGGCCGACAAGAAAAAGTGGATTTCCCCAGTGGTCAGGAAAAGGATGCTGGAAAAGCGCCGTGCCCAAATCGCCAAAAGGCTTTCGATGCGTGGACTTGCGAAGGGCACTTTTTATCTAATTGGCGAGCACCTGGGGCTAAAGATAGATGCGCCGAAATACGTGCTGACTGCAGTAGCCGGTTCGCGCGGCAAGTTGGCTTCAGCGTTATCGGGAAAGGAGGAGGGCACAAACCGATATGCCATCACAATGAAAAACGCATCAATCGTGGCCATGACCTATAACGCCGGAGGGTTCCGCGCTTTCAAGCGGGCAATTAATGGCCGCGTTGCGCATTTCAAGAAACAAGTGCAGCACGGATTCAAGGAGCGGGCGAAGAAAGCGGCGAAGGGCCAGGCCAAGGTGACTTGACGGGGTGACTTGACGAATGGCTGTTAGTCGATGGCAGCCATTCCACAAGCAACGCTGGAGACTATCCGCGACAACCTGCTGACGGCTTACACGACCTTAAGCACTAACAACGTATCCAGCTACAGCATCGGTGACCGCAGTTTCACTTACCAAGACCGTGGCGCCTTGCTGGATGAAATTATGCGGCTGGACAAACTGATTGCCCGCCGCGACACGACCACGGCCACGGTGCGCGGTTACAACTTGGCCGACTTCAGCCTGTTCAGGGCAAACGAACAATGACCTTTTTCCAAAGAGCAAAAGCGGCCAGCCGTTTCCTTTTCGGGAATGCCTACGCCGGCATCAGGAACACAACGCGGCGGGCGCACCGATACACCCGCAACTTGGGGCCGGAACATAGAGAGTTCGACACCGGCGACCGCGAGAAGATGTCAGCCGTGATGCTGGACTTGCGCCGGAACAACCCGACCGTCAAAGCTATTTCGCGACTTCGGCGGGCCGACGTGGTTGGCCCGGGCATCAGGCCGCAGGCCGCCACAGGCGACGAAGACCTGGACAAACGCCTTGAAGAATTATGGGAGGAATACGCCCAGCAGCCCGAAGTGACCGGCACCATGACGGTGGCCGAGGTACAGAAGCAGGTTGCGGAGATGCCGCTTTGGTATGGTGACGGCGGCCTGATGCTGGCTCGCGGTGGTCAGGTGCAAGTCATCGAAGGCCTGCGGATCGGAGAGCCTGGCAACGCTTACGGAATAAGCACGCCACCCGACCCAAGCCGCGTGCAGGGCGTTGAGTTCGCCAAGGCCGGCAGGCCGGTGGCTTATCATATCGGAACGCGAGAGGATGGCACGCTGAAAGAACTGCAGCGCGTACCGGTTCGCAACTTCGCTTTCCATCAAAAACTGATGCGACCAGGCCAACTGCGTGGCGTCAGTGAACTGGCCAGCGTGATCAATTTGCTTCAGGATTTGGACGAATACAAAAGCGTGGAGATGCTGGCGGCCAAGATAGCGGCATCCATGGCCATCGCCGTGACCCGCGAAGACGCCCACGACTTCGAACTGGCCAACCGCAGCACGACTGACGGCGACGAACGCCTGCAGACTTTCGAGCCTGGCAGCTTTAATTACCTGAATCCAGGTGAAGACATCAAGGTGATCAGCACAGGTGGCCGGCCCAACTCGCAGGCCATAATGTACATCGACCACTGCTTGCGTGAAATCGGCAGCGCCATCGGCATCCCCTTGGAATTTCTAATTCAGAACATCGGTGGCAGTTCATTCAGCGCCAGTCAAGGCGTTGTGCTTCAGTACCAGCAGACAGTGGAAGAAGAGCAGCGGGCGCTGGAGCCTGTGCTAAACAAGTGGTGGAAGTGGAAAGTGGTGGAATGGCTGAAGAGCGGAGCCGCCGAAGCGCCAACCGGATCGCGACCGTTCCGCGTGCGTTGGCGGGCGCCGGCATTTCGCTGGGTGAACAAGGCGGCCCAGGTGCAAGCAGATCGCTTTTACGTGCAACTGGGAGCCATGAGCCTGGACGACGTCACGGCCCAGTTTGGTCACGAGGCCAGCGAGGTGATGGAGCGCAAAGCGAAGAACATTTCGGCGGCCAAGGAAATCGCGGCCAAATACGACCTGGAAGACTGGCGGGAACTTTTCAACGACGTGCAAACAACTGCAGGGGTGGACATGATGGCCCTGCGAGACTCTGACGCCCAATGATAATACTTAAATGGCTAAACCTTTTATGGGCCACGGTGAAGGCCGTGCTAATAGCGCCGGTGCTGATCCTGCCCATGTGGTGGCTGTGCCTGCTGGTGATAGTGAACTTGCCGGCGATAATCAGAGGATGGCGCTTGACGATGCCGCATAAAGTAAAGGCATGAAACGCGAAAAACTTTATCTGAACGCCCAGCCTGGAGCCGTGGACGCCGAAGCCGGCACCATGCGCGACGTCACCATTATAGCTTTCGGAGAGGCCAAGGGCCACGAGGCTTTTGTGGATGATGCCACGCTTAACGGCGCGATGGCCCTGCTGATCGGCAAGAGCCTGAAAGCATACGTAACCCATGACGGCGCATATGGCGACCGCACCCTGGGCGAGGTTGGCCTTTTCGGCGGCTTCTATCTGCAGGACGGCAAGATTAAAGCATCAACCTTCAAGGCATTCGACAGTTTCAAGGCCGATGAGCCTGACCGCTTTAACCGGCTATTTGAACTGGCGCAGATGGCGCCGGAGGAATTTGGCATCAGCATCGTGTTCACCGGCGAGCTGGCTTGGCCGCTTCGCAGTGGCGAGGATCAGCCATTTGAATTTGACGCGGCGCCCGAAGGGGCCGTGCGAGACATACCAAGCATACGAATTGCGAGCATAGAAAGCGCCGATTTCGTTGCCCAGCCGGCGGCCACGCCATCGCTGTTCAATGAAGGCGAAGCCGAGCAACTTGACGAAACACCTTTAACTGATATGGCAGCAGAAAAAATCGAAGACACAGAGAAAACCGAAGACGCGCTGGCTGATGAAGTCACCGAAGAGGTAGCCCTGGAAACTGAAACCGAAGAGGCTGAAGAAGTCGAAGCCACCGAGGCCGAAGAAGACGTGGCCGACGAAGGCACGACACTGGCCGAGGTCATCGACCGCATCGGAATCTTAGAGGCCCAGGTCACTGACGCCGAAGAGCGAGTGGCTGCGGCGGAAAGCCGTGTGGCCAACCTGGACGAACTACTGGACGGCCAGCCCGCCCTATCGGCCCAGACCGATGAGGCCGAGGCCAAAACGACCCGCGAAAAATACCTTTCATTAACCGGCGCCGACCGAAACGCTTTTTGGCAGGCCCACAAGCAAGAAATACTTCTAGGAAAATAACAACATGGCCAATACAATCGCTTCGGGTTTAAATAATTCCATAGTTGCGGAATCGGCGCTGGACGCCTTCACCGCAGCGCTGACGCCGCTTAACGCTTTCAGCACCTCTTTCAATTCGGATGCCGCCCAAAAGGGCAGCACCATTGACGTGCCTTTCGTGGCTACCGCCACCGAGGCAGTCGCGTTCAGTTCTTCATACAGCATGAAGGATTCCACGCTGAACACCAAGCAGATCGCTCTGACTTCGCACAGCTATTGCAGCTGGTACGTGACTGACACCGAATCGGCTAATTCTTCAGCGGTTGCCTTGTCGCGTTTCGGCGCACAAAAGGGCTTCCAGCTTGGCAAGAAGGTTCTGCAGGACATCCTTAGCCTGGTCACCATTGCCAACTATGGGGCGCCGGTCTTCACCGGAGCCGCATCAACCTTCGACGGCGATGACGTGGCTGACATCCGCAATGCGGCAATCGACAACGACATTGCCGCCGAAACGGCCAGCCTGGTCATTGACAACGCCTATCACACGGCCCTTCTAAAGGATGCCAACCTGCGCGGCGCCAACATCTACGGCAACACCGGAATTATTCAAGATGGCACGATTCCAAGGCTTTTCGGTCTTGGCGGCCTCTACGAGTCAAATCTGATTCCTGCCAACAGCATCAACCTAGTCGGCTTCATTGCCAACCCTAACGCCATCGTGGCGGCTATGCGTTACCTTTCGCCGGTTGGCGGTGGTGACTACCTGACCGCCAACAGCGTCAGCAATGACAGCGGCATGGTGCTGGGTTATCGGGAATGGTACGACAATGACGCCGGCCAACTGCGCGCCGTCATCGAGGCGAGCTATGGCTACGCAGTCGGTGACGCCAACGCAATAGGCGTAATGGTCAGCAGCTAATTGCTAATTATCTTCCATCGGGTTCAAGGTTTGAAGCTCTCCGGTTTGCGTGCCGGAGGGCTTCGCCATTTAAACAATGAGCGTGGGCACGACCCAGTTAAGCAGCGACCTGGACTTCATGCTGGGCCACTATTCGGTCACCCTGACCGGCGTGGTGCCGACAACCATGGCCACGGCTACCTGGGCGGCGAGCAAGCAGAGCATCAGGGATGGTTTCGACGTGGTGGACAATGGCAGGGAAATCACCCTGGACACGCGATTTCACCTGAACGCCACGGCCACCGCAATCATGCCGAACCGTGGCTGGGTGCTGACGGACGGCGAAACAAATTTCAAAGTTATAGAGCGGGAAAGCGATGCAGCCGGCGTGCTGCTGACGCTGGACTGCGCAAGTAAATATCAGAGATGAGTAAATCAATAACAATCATACCGGCCCAGGCGCGGATTGATGGGCGTGGCTGGATTTCCGGCGGCGTCCATGGCGGCAAGTTCTTACCTAGTGATGGCGGCCAGCCTATTCCACTGAAGGACTGCAGCAAAGTGCAACACATTGGGCCACCCAAAGAAATCAAAATAAATGAGCCGAAGAAGAAAAGAAAAGCCAAGGCCAAGGAGTTCGACGACTTCGACCTTGGCGCCGTCGAAGAAGACGAACCGCCCGACCTCAGCGCCTGAGATTGCGCTGTATTTGATCGGGCACGCGGCTGATGCCCTATATGTTCCGCAGTTACTTGCGAGCGTGGACGGCGCGTTTGATTACCTAATCTACGTCGACACGTCGAAGGACAAGGCCGCCAAGCAGGCCGTGGAGTCATGGGCCGCCCAACATGAGGCCAAGCTACGCGCCTATGACCTAGATGACTGGCCCGATGGTTTCCACTTTGGGAAGGCCCGCCAATTCGCCAAGGAAAAGGCCGAGGCCACCGGAGCTGAATGGGTCTTTTGGTTAGACTTGGATGACGTGTTGAAACCTGGCGCCGTGGAGCGGATCAGGATGCAGGCAGAAGCCAAGGACGTAGACGCCTGGGGATGGATTTACGACGTAAAGGGCACCGGCAGATTTATGCGTGAACGCATGACGCGGCGCGGGCACGGCACGTGGCACCGGCGAATCCATGAACTGATGCACTTTGATGGCGGCAGCAGGCTGAAGCCCGACAATGACGTGGACGTACTGCACATGCCGAAGAACGACAAAAGCAACCATGCCGCCCATATCAAAATATTATGGGAAGAACTGCCCAACTTCGGGCCGAATCTGATTTACTTGGCCAAGGAGCATAAGAATTGCGGCAAGCTTGCGGAGGCCAAGGAGTTATTCGAAATGGCGGTGGCGGCCATGCGGGCCGAGGTGGTTGACTTCGTTAACCAAATAGAACTTTACAACGCGCTGGCCGACTTGGCCAAACTGGCCCACAGCCGTGGTGACCTACTGGAAGCAAGGGCCAAGTTCCTTGAAGCATTGGCCGCCGACCCGCAGCGGCGCGAAGCCTATTTCTATTTAGCTGAGATGGCTTGCGTTCAAAAGAAGTGGAAAGAGGCGCTGGGCTGGATCAGGGCTTGCAACTCCCAACCCAAGCCGGCCATTCCGCTGATCGAAGAAATCGTTTATGATAACTTTTCTTTGCGGTTGCATTGGCGAGTGCTGGCCAGGTGCCACGAGTTCGAAGAGGCGGCCAAGGTTTGCAACCACCTGGCGCCGCACCTTGGCGAGATAGACGAAAGCGTGCAAAACGAACGTGAAATCTTGGATATACTAGCTTTGGCATGAAGGCTTTCTGCTGGCATACACCGAGCCACGCCGACCTGGTGGAAGAGTTCCTGCGGCCCAGCCTGCCGGAAGACATGGAGCTGGTGCTGGAGGTTGGCAAGCAGGAGTGCCAAAGCGCCGAGTTCATGAAGGATGGGTGGCGCGACAGCATGAAGGCCCGCTGCAAGTGGTGGTGCGAGATAGTAAACGGCGAGCAGGATCCTTTCTTTTTCTTGGATGCGGACGTGCAATTTTTCCAAGACCCGCGCCAGCATATTGGCGAGCTGTTGCAGTCGCTTGAACTGGTTGGCCAGCACGACATCTTCACGCCGATCTGCTGCGGCCTGATGGCGGTGAAGCCAACGCCTGCCACGCGCCGCCTGTTCCTCCGCGTGTGGCAACGCTTCGAAGGCTTCGCCCATGATCAAATGGCTTTAAACGCCAACCTTGAAAGCGTGAGGTGGGATAGCTTGCCGACCACTTGGTGGAGCATCGGCCACATGACCGGCTCCAGGGTATGGGAATCAGGGCAGGCCGTGGAGCCGCCGCAGGGCATAGTGGCCCATCACGGCAATTTCACCATGGGCTTACCCGACAAACTGGAACTGATGCGCGAGGTAAAAAGGATAGTAAATGAAAGATGAAAAAGTATGCATAGTGGGCAACGCGCCCGACCTGATTGGCAGTGGCTTGGGCCCGACCATCGATGCTTTTCAGCGCGTGCTGCGTTTCAATAACTTCAAACTGGATGGTTACGAGGCCGACGTGGGCTGCAAGACAACCGACTGGTGCCTGGCTAACAATGCGAACCAGTACCACAGGCCCGAAGTAAAGGCCCGACTATGGCGAACCAACAGGCCGCAGTGGTACGACCAACTGGTGCGAATAGAGGGCGACGTCATGGTGCCCATTGAGATCGCCCGCGAGGGCGAGCTTGCGGTGGGCATCAATCCGAACCGGCAGCATCTAAGCAGCGGCCTTGCCGTGCTTTATTACTTTTGGAAAGAGGGCGCCGAAATAACCTTCACCGGCTTGGGTGGCACGGTGGGCGACCATTACTATGACAAGACCAACTACCCAGGCAGCGTTTGGCACGACATGATCCGCGAGCGGGCTTGGCTTTCCAAGATGGTAAGAGAAGGCGAGCTAGTCGAATTATGAAGCTGGACGGCAGAGAAATAGGGCCGGACGCCGACCCGCTGTTCATTGCTGAAATCGGCATCAACCATGGCGGTGACTTGGAGGCAGCCAAGTGGTTGGCCACGGTGGCCGTGACGGCAGGGGCGCGAGTGATAAAACATCAGACGCACGTGGTGGGTGATGAAATGACGGACGCCGCCAAGATGGTGAAGCCAGGTAACGCCGAACAAAGCATTTATGAAATCATGGAGGGTTGCGCCTTGGACGAGCAGGCCGAGCGGGAACTAAAGGCGCACGTTGAAGAATCAAAAGCCACCTTTATTTCCACGCCTTTCAGCCGAGCGGCAGCGGATCGGCTGGAGCGCATGGCCGTGACGGCCTACAAGATTGGCAGCGGCGAGTGCAACAACCTGCCACTGGTGCAACACGTGGCTGACTTCGGCAAGCCCATGATTGTCAGCACCGGCATGAATGACATGGAAGCGGTGGCCGAAACGGTGGCCATCTTACAGGCCGCCGGCGTGGAGTTTGCCCTACTGCACTGCATAAACGCTTACCCCACGCCCTATGCGGCCACGAGGCTGGACTGCATCAGCGAGTTAATGGAAGCCTTTCCAGGGGTGCCTGTGGGCCTTAGTGACCACACGCCCACCATATGGACGGCGGTGGCCGCCGTGGCCCTTGGCGCCTGCATACTGGAAAAGCACGTCACGGACTTAACCAGCCGCCCGGGGCCGGACGTTTCATTTAGCCTGACGCCGGCCCAGGTATTCGAACTGATCAAGGCGAGCAGGGCGGTGAAGCAGGCGCGTGGTGGCGGCAAGGGCATGGCGACCTGCGAGGAAATCACGGCCCGCTTCGCTTTCGCCACCGTGGTAACCACGCAAAGCGTGGCCAAGGGCGAGGAACTGACCCGCGAAAACACTTGGGTTAAGCGTCCAGGCGTAGGTGATTACCCAGCCAGCGCCTACGATGACGCGCTGGGTTTATGCGCCACCGAGGCTCTGCCGGCTGGGCACCACCTAATGGAGAATGACGTTGCATGAGGCAAATCCTTTTCATCACTGGAAGCAGGGCCGATTGGGGGAAACTAGTCACGCTTGTGCAGGCCGTGTACGACTCGCCCGACTTTCACGCCAGGACATTCGTAACCGGCACGCACCTGCAAATTGCATACGGCCACACGGCCAATGACATCAGCGCGCTATTCGAGCAGGTCAGGAAATCAAACTGGGCGACCAGCCCCGACCTGATCCTTGCCAAGACACTGGAAGCGTTGGCAAGCATCGACCAGCCCGATTTAATCGTGGTGCATGGCGACCGCATGGAAGCCCTTGCCGGCGCCATCTATGGACTGGCTCGCACCTTGCCGGTGGCCCACGTCGAAGGCGGCGAGCGTTCCGGCTCCATGGATGAGGCCACGCGGCACGCCATCACCAAACTGGCCACGCATCATTTCGTGGCCAACGCCGAGGCCGCCGAGCTGGTGGCCGGACTGGGTGAAGACCGCAACCGAATAAAGGCAATAGGCAGCCCCGACCTGGACGTTATGCTGAACGGCCAAACGCTTGACCTGCGCGGCCTCATCCCATTTGCCCCACAAGATTACGGCGTACTGTGTTACCATCCGGTGACCACTTTAGCCAGCGACGAACTGAACAAGCGGGCACTGGAGGTGACGGCGGCAGCCGACTTGAGCAAAGAGAACTGGGTGGTGATCACACCCAACAACGACCCAGGCCACTACAGGATCGAGGTGGCCATTCGCCGGTTGGTTGGCCCAAGGTTTTACATCCAGCCCCATCTCCGATTCGAAGCATTCTTGGCTGTGCTTCGAAACGCCAAGTTCATGTTGGGTAACAGCAGCGCCGGAGTGCGCGAGGCGCCGGCTTTCGGCATTCCCAGCATCAACGTGGGCACCCGCCAACGTGGCCGCTATTCATGCCCAGGCATCATCGACGTACCGGAAGACAGGGACGCCATCATGGCCGCCTTGGCCGACCCGCCGAAGGCCGCGCCTGATCACCACTTTGGCGAAGGCAAGGCGGCCAAGGGATTCATGGCCGCCCTGACCAGTTCGAAGTTTTGGGAGATACCAGTTCAAAAATGAAATGCGAACACGAAATAACCGTCTGCTTTCAGAGCAGACTGGAAAGCGAGCGAGTGCCACGGAAGATGCTGGAGCCTTTTGCCGGTACTACGCTTTTTGACTTGGCCCTGGCACGGCTGGAGCTAGTGGACGCAAGCCGTAAATTCGTGTCCTGCCGTGGGCCTGAACTACTTGCCAAGGCGGCCAGGTATGACCTTGAGGTTTTCGAACGCACCGAGGCCAGCGCCTTGGAAGAGGAGGACGTGGCCGTGATGTTCGAATGGGCTGACGAATACTTGAAGACAGAATGGGTGGTATGGTTCAACCCATGCCTGCCGCTGCTGAAGGTGGAAACCATAAATAATTTCATCACCAATTTTCGCGAGGCCGCCACGGATGCCATGCTGGCCGCCGTGGAAACAAAAAATTATTTCTTCGAAAAGGATGGTTCACCGGTGGCCGCAGGCAGTGAGTCATTGAACACAAAGACTGCGCCGGTGCTATACCGCGCGGCGCACGCCATCTATGCCACCCGCCGCGAGGACATCAGGCAGGGCAAGTTATTCGGCCACCCACCGGTGCTTTGGCCGATGCGTGACGATGAGCAGCTAATTGATGTTGAT